GGCTGGCCGACAGGCGGAGCGATGACAGCAAGACCGAGCCAGTAACCGGCCGGGCGGGCGGGCGGGGTCCAGGATCCAACCAGGGCGCGGGCAGCGGGGTCTTCGGTCCAGGCGATAATCTCACCAAGGTAAGGGTAAGCGCTGGGCGACTGGTAATAGGCAGGCCTAATTTCGACGTATGCCGGGCTTTCAGGCATAGATAGCGTGACCTGGCAGGACCAGGTCTGCCCATCGCTACAGGTTGGTATCTCATCCCAAGCACCAATAGTCGACGTAGGCCGCGCGGGCGGAATGACGGCCAGGATGCGGTTAACGTCGGGTGGGGGTGTCCACGCCAGGGCAGAGGTTGCACCGTCAACAGCCGCGTGCTGCAGAGCCAAAGGCCGCGCCTGGCCCTGACTCCACACCTTCACGGTCGAACTGATCTCGACAGCACGGCCAATTGAATACATGTCTGCCAGGGCGGCGGGGTCTTCAGGTAGGAGGATCCTACAGGTAGCGGTCGAGGGCGACGGTTGAGACACCGAGTCTTTTCGTCCCCAGGTGATTTTGACTTCATCCAGGGCGGCGGGCGTTGTCGATCCAGTCAGGCGACGGCCTGCGATAGATAGGGTGCAGTTTGCAATGGTCATACCGTCACCGTGCCCATGCGGTAGGACTGCCGTTGCAAGAGCTCCTGAATCTTCCTGGCAGCATCGTCACCATCCAGGACACCGTTAATCGTGATGTTGTAAACCGCTGTGTGATGTGAGCCTGCCATGCCGTTCACGTTCGCTGTCAGATCAGGCGCGGCGGGAATAGACACTAGATCCTGCATCGCGTCTGCAGCGCCTTGCTTCATCATTCCCAGGCCGTCAATAAAGCCCTGACCAGTAAACACACCAAATTGACGCATAAGGCGTGAAGGCGACGCGATACCCAGGAACGATTTCAAGCCGTTAATAGCGTTCTTCACGATACCGGTGACAGCATCCCACAACATCCCACCCATGTTGCGGATGCCGTTGATGAAACCTTGGATCATGTCACTACCGGCCTGCCACAAGTAGCTACCGATGTTTCCCAGGGCTGAGAGCACGCGGCCAGGCAGGCTCGCAACCGCGTCAATGACGCGGCTACCAGCGCTAGATACGATGCTCACAACCGCGTTCCAGGCGTTGCCGAAAAGATCTTTAACCGCATTACCGAGGCTTAGAACAATGTTTTTAATGTGGTTGAATGCGCCGGTGAGGATGTCTTTTACTAGGTTCCAGATGTTGCTGAAAATGTCTTTAGATGCGTTCCAGAGACCCTGCCAATCGCCGGTAAACAGGGCCTTGAGTGCGTTAAAAACACCTGTGAACACGCCGAAAACATCGGTAATGACAGCGCCGATCGTGTTGAAGATATTTTGAAAGACAGGGGCCATGCCCTGAATCGCTGGCGTGAGCCACTGGACAACGATATTGACAACACTAGTGAAGGCGTTCCATAGCTCTGCTAGTTTGCTACCCATGGCTGATAGGTGGGGCATGATGCCGTTGATTGCAGCTGAGACGACAGGGGCGATTGCGGAGATGATCCGACCGACGAATGCGACGGCGTCGCCGATAGCGCTAACCAGGTGCTGGGCAAACGGGACAGCACCAGCGGCCAGGCCCTTTAGGGATGTGGCAAACTGGCTGATTGCTCCATCTCCACTGCCCATAAACTGCGCGAGCGATTCGCTAATAAAGTTGCCAAAATCGCGAAGCGCAGGCATCAGACTACCAGTGAGGACGCTCATTACCTTGGTGAGGATTGGCAGGAACGCCTTGCCTATCGACGTGGTGAAGTTACCCCATTGAGCAGAGAGGATAGCCTGCTGGCCTGCCAGGGTGCCAGTCTCTTTCGCAAAGTTCCCGTGCGCATCCGCTGTCTGCTCCATAATCAAGGCCAATGTTGCCGCCTGGTTAGCCTCGTTAGACAGCGAGCCACCAACTTTCACGAAACCCAGTTCAGCTGCTTTCGCGTCGATCTGCGCCTGCTTCAGCGAAACACCGTAACGCTCGATAGGATCCCGTTCGCCCTTCAGGGCAGAGGACAGGGCAGCGACAGCTTCAGGCGTGGTCCCACCAAACATGCTGGCCAGGTCCGCACCCAAGCCGATCAAGCCGTTAGTCTTATCGGCCAATTGGTCAATAGATGTCCCACCATTTTTCAGCTGGGTTCCGAGCACCGTTGCCAATTCGTTGTATTGGTTCTCGGTTAGGCCCATCGTTTCCGCTGCACCTGCAGCGTACCTGTGCATCTGATCCGCAGCACCTTTAAAAACGGTGTCAACCGCGCCTATCGACTGTTCCAGGTCAGCGGCTTGTTTAATGCCGGTAATGGCTAGGGCGGCCAGGGCGCCGCCTGCAGCGGCCGCCCCGGCCAGGGCGATCCCACCAAGTTTGCCCAGCGCACCCATAAGGCGGCCTGTAGCGTGCTCAGTTTCCTGCAGGCCCTTCTTCGCTTTCCGGGTGTCAGAAAGGACCTTAATTGCGAGAATCGCCGGTTTACCCATTAGTGTTCGTGCCCTTCTTGCAACAGTTCAATCGCGTAATCGAGGATCCGAGGATCTTCCCTAAGCCACACTGAGGCGGGAATACCCGTGCGGATCGCTAGGGCGGCCAGGCTGATCAGGCCGCCCTCGTAGGGTCCTCGTGGTCGATGTCCTGGACTTCAGTCATGACATCTGCAACCGATTCGATGAATTCCTCGTAGGGCATGGTGATTACGCCTGTACGGGTGAGCGCAGCCCAGGCCAGGAAACCGGATAGCGTGATTTCATCCGTCTGCATATTCCAGCCGTTGTTACGCGCGGCTCGTTCGCACTTCAGCTTGTCAATGTAAAGAATTCGCACGGGTCCATAAATCGTGCCGTCTTCCATTTCCACAGTAGACATTGCTTTACGCATCGGGGGGTACCTTTCCTAGTCCCTCGATCTTGTCGAGGATCTTCTGAATTTCGGCCTGAAATAGGGCGGTCCATTCAGGCTCGGTCTTTTCCGCAGCTTTCCTGATCCAGGGCCGCCCCTCAAACGGGGCCGGGTGCTTGTACTTGTAGGTTGATTTCTGAGACGGGAAGACCTTCCTGCCCCAGTGAATAGCCATTGCGTAGGGGACTACTTTCGAGCCTGCCATGACGCGAACGCTCGTCCTGGTCGGGAAGTAACGCAGGGTCTGATGTAGGCGACGTGTGCGAGAGGCGGGCGGTTTGCGTTTGCCCTTGGGGCTGTTCGGGCGGGCCGCGTAAAAGACGATCTCACCAATTTTCCGGTGAAGGTCCTTCAAATCGCTTAGGTCTGCCTCAGCTTTACGCAGTTGCCTGCGCAGTTCCCGTGCGCCCTCAATTTGGACAACTGTGCCACGCTTGACAGGCTCGGGGGTGAGGTCCACAGGGACTAGCTTTCAGTGAGTTCAGGCTTACCCACGCACTCAAAATCAAAGCTAGTGGTGTTTTCCTTCTTGGGATCTCCACCCACTTTGACAGGGCTGATGACGCATTTGCCCTTGAAAATCATCGGGCTATCGTTGCGGGGCCGGAATTCAAAGGGCAGCAATTCCCCTGCGTGCTTCATGCACCAAGAGATCAGCGACTGTGAGCCGTACTCTTGGTAAAACTCACCTGAGATCTTACCTTCCCAGGTGCCCTCGGGCTGATGTACAGAGCCATCCAGCATCTCTACAGCTGATTCTTTCTTCAGCTCGGGAGAGTATTCGGCTTTCAGGACTCGGCTAGAGAATTCCATTTCACTGCCCACGGATCCAAATTTCAGGGTTCCAGGTCCGAGGGATTGTGCGATAGGGGCTGTTCCAGACTTTGCGGGTTCAGGCATGATAATTCCTTAGTGTTGAGCTAGGCGGGTGATGGTGACAGAGAAGGCCGGGGCGGTGGTTGACTGCGCACCGTCCCATTGGACAGGGTCAGCGTCTTCTACCAGGTCGAGGCTGTCCAGGACGGTGAGGATCTTGTCTGCGGCTTGCCAGGCCTGGGCCTGGTCAGCGACAGGAGCGCCGATGACAGCTACCTGGTAGCGCAGGACATAGGCAGGGACGCTCGTCTCGGTGAGCTTGGGCGGCGGGATAAAAACACAGGGCGTGCCGTCGAGCAGGTGAGGCGTGACCTGGTCTGCATCCAAGGTGACAAACGCATCAGGCAGATAGTTAGCGAGCAGGTCTGCCAGGGCCTGAGATTCTTTATAGGTAGAGATCATGCGATTGCCGGTCCTAAAAACGGGGCCAGGATAGGCCTGGCAGCGGCCATTGGATCACGGTTAATGCGCATGGGGGATGCCCCTAACTCGCTATCGTCGAAACCTGCGATACCGTTGCGAGCGGTGCGCCGGTGGTAGAGGTCAGCGGCCACTTCGATAGCGGCTCTGATGAGCACGCTTTCAGGGATGCCACGGGTACCAAGGGTGTAGTGCTCGATAATGTCGACGGCCTCGGTTGCGCACTCTTGCACGAATGCGGTTTTGGGTTCCTGCCCAGCGCCTAAGCCGATGAATGGCTGTGGGCGCTGGGCAACGGTTGTCGCATCCATTGTCAGAGCGCAGGGGCCTTGAAGGGCACAAGGCCGTAGGGGATTTCGGTAGCGAAGGCCGCGTAGTAGTACACCGAGAATGCGCCGGTGAGATCCAAGGCGTTCGTATCCTGCAGGGAGACAACCGGTGAAGCATAGGTGCGGATAGCGTCTGCAGTGTAGAAGGATCCAACAACGCCGGTACCCATCCTGTTGCCTGCGGTGGTCAGGCCACTAGACATAATGACCTTCAGGCCATCCAGGTCAGCGTAACGGCCAGATGCGGAAACAGTGCCCACGGTATCCGAGCCGGTGTTACCAGAGACCTGGAAAATCGGGCGGTCGTTCTTATCAGTCATACCGGCCAGGGCCTGGAATGTGGCACGATCCAGGATCAGACCATCAGCCTGCATCGCGTTGTCCTCGTACTTCTGGTGAGCGTCGAGAAGAAGGGAGAGGATGTCTGCCCACTTCCAAGAGCCTAGAGCCTTGGGCGCTGCGATTGCCTTTGCTTCCTGCGTCTTGACAGCGTTCATGAAATGGGTAGCAAAGTCAGCGGCGAGCTGCTTACCAGCGGCCAGGGCCAGGCCTCGCAGCTGCAGGTCCAGGATGTTCGCAGGGGAACGGTCGATGGCCTGTCGGCTGATGGTTGCCGCGCCGCCGTAGGTCTTTACACGGGCGGCCTCGATCATCTCGGTCGTGATCTTGCCTACCGGAAGCTGTGCGCCCTCGGTTGCCTGCTCAGTGACAGTGAGGGTGTTTTCCTTCAGCTGGGTAAATTCCAAGACGTTGCCGGTAGGGGGCAGGGTACCGGTCGAGAAAAGCTGCATCAGCGGGTTAGCAACGCTAATAATACGGGTCAAATCACCGATGAAATTCGGCATGGAATACTGGGCATCTGCAGTGGTGGTGACTGCAGGGGCGGCGCGCAATGCGTAGTTTTCCAGGGCAGCGCGGGCCGTGGGATCAGCGACGCTGGCAGCGATCAGCTGTCCTGCAGAGCGTGTTTCAGCCGGTGCGGGCGCGGTGGTGGTTCCGAGCGCTTCCAGGGCGGCCAGGCGCGCGGCCAGGGGCTGCGTAACTTCAGTAATGGTTTCGTCCATTTGGGCGCGGGTGAGGGTTTCGGGCTGGGCGGTAGTGGTGGTCATGGGGGCGGGTTCCTTTCGTTCACGAACCGAGGTGATTTGCGCCTGGTCGTAGGCTGGGATGGGGACTAGCGAGATTTCGCGTAGGTCGATGGTTGTTTGTGTGCGGGTGGTTCCGTTTTCGTCCTGGCTGTCGACGTATTCACGCTCGAAAAAGCCAATTGACAGGGCTGTGATTGCGCCGTCTGCTGCGAGAGTGGCAACGTCCCTGCCCTGGCTGGTATCCGAGATCCTGGCTGTGATTTCCAGGCCCTGATCCGTTTCGACCAGGTCAGTGACAACGCCGATAGGTTCACCGTGGCGATAGAACAGCGCGGGGCGCGCGGTGAGGTCTACTGCGCCGCGTGCGATCTTCTCGTAAAAGCCGGGTGCAAGCTGGGTAGGCGTGTCATAGGGGACGGCCAGGCCTGTGATCGTGCGTCCGTCATCCAGGGCGGCTGTCCTGGCAGCGTATTCGCGTGTTTGCATCGTCATTCTGTGGTGTCGCTTTCAGTGGTGGGAAGCGGGGCGCGTCCCTCGAGGGCGCGAACCTCATTAACGGTCAGGAAACCTTTATCTAGTGCTGTGGCATATGAGCTGTAACGGGTTGAGGTATCCGAGCGCAGCAGGCCTTCCAGGTTGAAGCGCACCTGCTGGCCACGGACAATGCACTCAGATAGCGCGTCTTCTAGGGGCTTGAGGTACTGCATCAGCGTGAAGCGCGTGAAAGATAGCCAGTCCTGCTCGATATTCGAGTAACTCATTGAGCCGCCGGAAGGGGAAGCAAGCATCAGCGTCGAGGGAATGCCGAAAAGCCGCGCTATCTGCAAAATAGAGAATTCCTGGGCCTCGATCCATTGCGCATCTTTAGGACTGATGCCCAGGTGCTGATAGGTAAAGCCTGATAGCACCTTGATTCGAGACGGGTTCACGTCATCTGGGATCTTGTTGCCGTTTTCGTCAATGCCGTTCCAGGCGTTGCGGGCGGCCTTGACAGCTGCAGGTGTCAGCGTGGTTTGGCTCGAGAGAATGCCGGTAGGGGATCCAGTGCCATCGAACCACTGGCTAGCAAAGTCCCTGGTTTGCCGGGCGCCTTCCAGGTCCATCCTGGCTGCTTGCAGGGGTCCGAGTCCTAGCGGCTCGGGCACAAACCACGGGTGCGAATGGGCGGGGGGGGGGGGTGGTGGCGGGC